TTTATGGACAAAGTACGCAAAATCGGTGTATCACGGTTCTTTTGATGATGATGTATATATTGATCAGATTGTTAGGTCCAATGTTTCTATAATATTTCATCTAGCAGCAACAAGTACTGTTGGTCCTGATGCCGAAGATCCAATGACGTATTATTGGAACAATACCGCTCGGACTATTGCATTCATTAAAAAGCTGATAGACCGTAATTGGAAAGGTCATATTGTATTTGCTAGCACAGCAGCCGTGTACAGGCTAAATGGATTCTTGGAACCGAAGAAAGAGACATATTTTGCAGAGCCTGTAAGTAATTATGGTCGGAGCAAGTTACAATGTGAGAGAATGCTCGATTACTGTTCCCTTTACGGTATAAATGTCACATCATTCCGTTTCTTTAATGTTGCAGGAGCGTACGATGAGTTTGGCGAAGAACATCAAGACACCCACCTTATTTCACGGATATGTGTTTCTGCGATTAATAATAGTCCCGTTACTGTTTATGGTGATGACTATCCCACTCCTGATGGTACTTGCATTAGGGACTATGTTCATGTACTGGACATCTGCCGTGCGCAATGCTTCGCTGCTCAGAACAAAATCTATGGCACATACAACCTTGGATCAAAGCAAGGAACGTCCGTTCTCGAAATGATCGATATGTTTAATAAACAGACAGGGTGTAGCGTTATATACGAAACGGGTCAACGACGACCTGGTGATGTTCCATATCTGGTAGCAGAGCCAACGAAGTTTACACTGCATGGATTCACGTATAAGTATAACATAGAAGACATTATTGATTCATCATGGAAGCATTTTAAAAGGATACATTATGGGATTTGATATTAATGAAGTGTCAAAGAACTCAAAAGGTGGAACAGAGTTGATGAGAGTAGGGCTTGAGAGTCGTCTTGATCCCACACTTGTCGAAGACTTTCAAATCATACCTTCACGAGTAAGAGAGCTGGACGAATCAAAGATTCGTGTTTTGTGGCTCCATGATTTGCCTGGTGATCCTGAATGTGATCATCTCAAGAATGGTGGTCATGAGAAGTTCCATCAACTCGTATGCGTATCTAACTGGCAGATGCAGCAGTTTTCGGCTTACTATAGAATTCCTTTTAGTAAGTTCCTTGTTATTGAAAACGCTATTGAACCTATTGCTGAAAATGATATTGTTAAACCAACAGACAAGTTCAAAATCGTTTACCACACCACACCTCACCGTGGATTAGAACTACTTGTTCCAGTGTTTACCAAGCTAGCTGAGAAGTATGACTTTATTGAGCTCGATGTGTATTCCAGCTTCAAGATCTATGGTTGGGAACAACGTGATACACAGTACGAACAACTGTTTGAAGTTTGTCGTAATCATAATCAGATCAATTACCATGGTACAGTCTCCAATGATGAAGTCCGTAAGGCTGTTGCGCAGGCTCATGTGTTCGCATACCCTTCAATCTGGGCCGAGACATCATGTTTGAGTCTAATGGAAGCTATGAGTGCTAAATGTATCTGCTTGCATCCCAACTATGCAGCTCTGTTTGAGACTGCAGGTGGAACAACTATGATGTACCAGTGGCACGAGGATGCAAATGCACACGCTCAGATCCTCTACACACATCTTGAAAATATTATTGAGAATCGTAATGATCCTGCAATAGCAAACGTTACTGGAATACAAAGTAGTTATGCTAATCTACGTTACTCGTGGCCACGGATCGTTTCTATGTGGACTGATCTGCTTAACAGTCTCAAGAGAGCTTTCCCCGATGTAGAAAGCAGAAAGCTGTCGAGTGGCGAAGTATTTCATTATAGAGTAGGTTGACATTCGAACGTTTATAGGTTAACATAACATATCACTAACTCTTTAACCTACAATCATGATCCTTCTTGACCTATCACAAGTAATGATTTCGAACATTATGATGCAGGTTGGACAGCACACAGATGCTATTCAACCTGATCTTGTTCGTCATATGGTAATCAATACCATTCGTTCTCTTAAAGTAAAGTTTTCAGACTATGGTGAGCTTGTTATTGCTTGCGATGATAAGAAGTACTGGCGTCGTGATTACTTTGCTCCATATAAAGGCAATCGAAAAGCTGACCGTGAGAAGTCTAACATTGATTGGGCCGTGCTGTTCGACACTCTTAATCAAGTTAAAAACGAGCTGAAAGACAATTTTCCATACAGAGTTATACAAGTCGAGGGTGCCGAGGCAGATGATGTTATTGGCACTCTTGTAATGAAATTCGGTTCAGAACTAAATAATGAGGACAAGATCCTTATCTTGAGTGGTGATAAGGATTTTGTACAGCTGCAGCAGTGGGGTAATGTTACGCAGTACGATCCTATTCGTAAGAAAGATATCACTTCTAACAATCCGGAAAAGTTTATTCATCATTTGATTCTTTCGGGTGACAGAGGGGACGGGATTCCGAATGTACTATCGCCTGACAACTGCATTATAGAAGGAATGCGACAGAAGCCTCTTCGTGAGACGAAGATTGAAGAGTTGTTGAATACTGAATGGGAAGATCTACCTAATGAAATTAGACGTAATTGGGACCGTAATCGAATGTTGATTGATCTTACTTTTATTCCTGAACGGATAAAAGACTCTATCCTTGCAGAGTATGAAGCGCAAGCCAACAAACCTCGTGATAAGATGTTTAACTATTTTATCCAGCATAAAATGAAGCTCCTCATGGAGTCTATTGGTGATTTTTAATGCGACTAGCCATATCACAAATTCTTAAAGCCTGTTCCGAATATCCAGTCAATCAGAGAGCACAATATCTTGCTCAGCACGACACTCTAGCGCTTCGTGTTGTGCTACAGTATGCTCTTGATCCACGTGTAAAGTTTATTCTTCCACATGGCGTGCCACCCTTCAAACCAACAGAGCATCTTGACCAAGAAGGTAATCTCTACAGAGACTTTCGTAAGTTGAGTAATTTTATTGAAGGTGGTGGGTATCCTGACATGCATCACATCAAACGGGAAACGTTGTTTATTCAATTCCTTGAAGGACTGTTTCCCGAAGATGCAAAACTGATTTGTAGTGTCAAAGACAAAAAGCTCCCATACAAAGGGATCACAGTTAAGATTGTCAATCAAGCCTTTCCAGGACTAATTAAAGAAAAGGAGTAAGAGTAAAAGTGTCCAAAAAGCAAAAGAAATCTGGTCCTTCGTTGTATGAAGGTGAAGAGAACACTCGACATCAGTTCAGAGTTAAGAAGAAGATGCAGAATCAAAAGATGTTAAAGAATTTGGATAGAGCTCTTAGAGCTAAAGATTATAATAAATTAGCAACCATTGACGACTTTTAAGGAGCAATCATGTTTAGTTTTTTAAAGAATCTTTTTAAACCAAAAGATACAGACAAACCTCATCCTCTTGATGGTCCTGTACGCGCAGCAAACGAGAAAGCTGCTTTACCAAAGCCAGTTGAAGTACAGTTACCTACTGAAAATACAATTACGGTTACTGAGCCTGCAAAAGCAACAGTAACGGTGAGTATTCCAGAGGTCAAAGTAGAAGCTGTTGCACCTCAACCAGCACCTCTCAAGCCAGCAGAGAAGTGGCCATTTCCAACGAGCGCACCCGTTGAACCACCAGCCGTTCCTGTTGTTGAGTTCAAAGAAAAGAAACCTCGTAAGCCTCGTGCACCCAAGCAGTTGCATCCTATTCAGCAAGAAGCATCGAGAGCTGTCATCCGCAAATCAAAAAAGAAGTAATGCCAACATATACTTTCTTTAACGAAAAGACCAACGAAACGTTTGATAGGTTTATGTCAATCTCTGCTAAGGAACAATTCCTAGCAGAGAATGTCGATATCAAGCAGGTCATCCAAGCTCCCTCATTAACTACTCTGGTACTACGAGTAAACCGGATGCAGGGTTCCGTGATGTATTAAAAGAGATAAGGAGTAAGCACGACCAGCGCATTACGCGCAGTACTATAAACACGTTCTGACAAGGAGAATTACAATTGAACGTTAAACTTGCATATGCCAACGATAGTCAGTTCGTTCCTCACAAAAAGGAACGTAAGAAAAGAATCCCACAGACAAAAGATATGTTATCAATAAAACACATCGAACCAATGACGTGGGCACAGACAGATATGATGGAGGCTTATGCAAGGGGCGCTAATGTAGTAGCAACAGGTTCGGCAGGGACAGGTAAAAGCTATATTGCGTCTTATCTTGCATTAAATACTCTTTTGCAGCGGCAGGTAGGTAAGATTGTTGTTGTACGTAGTGCTGTACCGACTCGTGATATGGGACATCTGCCTGGTTCTCTACAAGAGAAGTCTGAAATATACACTATTCCATATAAACAGATATTTAATGATCTTTGTGAGAATGGTACAGCATGGGACATTCTTGTTAAAAAGAATATGGTTGAGTTCATTACAACCTCGTATGTGAGAGGTATTACGCTTGAGAATTGTGTAATTATAATTGATGAGTTTCAATCAATGACATCACATGAGTTGTATAGTGTTCTTACACGCACAGGCAAGGATTCAAGGATTATAGTATGTGGTGATACTAAGCAAACAGACCTAGATGGTCGCAGAGAAAAGAGTTCTTTTGAGTGGTTTATGGGTGTTGTGCAGAAAATGCCTACATGGTTCCATCAAACTAATTTCCTCAAAGAGGACATTGTGAGATCTGATTTTGTTAAAGCCTTGATTATGGCAGTCGAGGAGTGAGGTATGTCAAGTGGTTCAATCATTTGCTGAACTAAAAAATAGAACGTTTACTCAATTGGCTCGGACAAAGTTCTTTGATCTTTCCAAGCCAATTGTTTTACCTGATCTTCACACTGAGTATGTGAACGGTAGGCGTTTCTATGTAACGCCCAATAACAACAAGTATCCTTCTGTAACAACTGTCCTTTCTACAATGAACAAAGACGCTATTGAAGAGTGGCGTCTACGAGTTGGTATTGAAGAAGCTCATAAAATAACAACACAAGCCTCGGGACGAGGTACTTCTGTGCATAGTATCGCAGAGAAATACCTCCTCAATGAAAAGGACTATGCACGTGATGCCATGCCTGCTAATCTAGCATCATTTAAGCATATACAGAAATACCTCGATGAATGGTGTGATGAAGTATACGCTAATGAGATTGCACTTTACTCGGATGAATTAAGAACTGCAGGTCGTTGTGATTTGATTGCTCGTATACATGGTATCCGTACTGTCTGTGACTTCAAGACAGCAAAGAAAGCTAAGCCGAGAGAATGGATTTTAAACTACTTTTATCAATGCACTACATATGCTATAATGTTATATGAACGCACAGGTTTGTGGTGTCCTCAGATCTGTATATTAATTGCAACCGACGAAGATGGTCTTCAACCATTTATTGATCATACAATTAATTATGTTAAACCTGTGAAGGAATTCTTTAATAACTATCACGCAAACGTTTAGGAGCTATCATGCAGTTTGTATTGATAACAAGTACGGGTGCTCGACTTTACTTTTATATTGAAGAATGTGCAGAAATATACAAGTCGATTCATGGTGGTGAGGTTTTCAATATAGATATACGAACAAATCAAATTATATGGAAAGATGTAAGCATGAGAGTTAATTATGGTTAAAATAAAATTGTGGATCCACAGCATGCGTATGTGGTGGATTAGACGAAAAATGAAAAAGCAAGACCCATTTATATACTAAGATCATGTACAAGTGTTTGATATCAGCTGGTTGTTCATATGCTTATGGATTTAATTTACCTGATCGAGACAAAAGATATGCTCGACTTGTTGCAAATCATATGGGCATCGACCTTTATGATGCATCTATGGCAGGAGCAAGTAATGAAGCTATAGCCTCACTGGCTATAGTTGGTATTAATAGAGCGTTACGAAAATATAAGCCTGAGGAATTAATTCTTCTGATAGGATGGACTTCAACAGAAAGGTTTGAGTATTTTAACAAAAGGATAGGACGTATCATGTCTAGCATGGTGAACCTAAGAAATCACAGAACAGGTGACCCCGATCCTCACTTGAAGGAGATAAGTTCTTTCACTGCTGATAATATGTGGGATCCTTCATATGGATACTATAAACTCATTCATGCATTTAATTATGTGCACAGTTTCTGTCGTAGTCATAATATCAAAGTGATCCACAAACAAAACGTTACTCATTATCCAGCTTATTTTCCTAATGTGAGACTTAAGCATACCGGTATCAAAAACACACATCTCATAGATTCCGTTCTTACAGAGGAATATAATCGAAACTATAGAGGTTGGGCCAAGGATGGTCTTTGTTTTCAGGAAGAAACGATGAAAAGAGGTATGATCCTTATGCCAGGCCATGACACACACCCTAATGAAGAAGGTCATGCCTTCTGGTTCAAACATTTAATTAACACACACCCATCACTGAATTAAAACAGGTACTTTATTATGATTTATTGGGGTCTTAGTTATGGGCATCACGATGCCTCTGCTGTTGTAATGTATGATGACAGAGTCGTATTTGCACGAAGATATCATTCAAAAGACATATCAAATAAGGATATTGATCTTCTCAGGGATGCATATGGTGTTCCCGACAAGATTTATTTGCACGAGAATAAATGGCGCGACTTGTGGCGAAAGTTGAAGATTGGAGACTGGTCACGCATAAAGCAACCCAAGCTAGTATTACCAGTTAAACCTATTATGGGTAATCATCATCTGTCTCATGCAGCTGCAGCTTTCTATACATCTGGACGTAAGAACGCTGTGGTGCTTGTTGCTGATGCAATAGGAGAGCTTGAATCACTTGCTGTGTATCGAGCATACAATGGTCATCTCCATACAACGCCTCTATTTCAACTAAAGTATCCGAACTCTTTAGGTTTGTTCTACAGCTACCACACAGCAATGATAGGAATGGTTCCTAATCGTGATGAAAACAAACTAATGGAAATGAGTAGAAGATCAGTTTGTTTTGATTATCCCATTGTTACAGATATGGTTGATATGTCAATGAGTCCTGAGGAAGAACCTTACTTTATATGCAATTCCGATATTCACAAACACCCAGAAGAGATCATTAAGGATCCAACAGAGCAATTATGGATTGCATCAACAACGCAAAAGGTTATTGAATCGTTTATTATTAATTTACTTTCCCGTATGATGCCAGAAGAAGAAAGACAGCCACCGGATATCATATTTACTGGTGGTGTTGCCTATAACACATTGGTTTGTGATAAAATACGTAAAACATTTAATAATGTTAACGTGTATGTACCAAGTCATCCTGGTGATGCTGGAAGTTCGTATGGAGCAATATTACAACATACGCACAAGCATATTAATCTTATTGGGGGAGTAATGTTTTATGAAGACAAAGTTTCGCAAAAATGAACGCCTATTGTGTGGTCAGGAAGCTATGACATTTGATGGTCATAAAGTTATTATTGATCGTGATGATGGTAATGTTGTCTGGGTTCGTCATGTTGAAGAAGGTTGGCCATTCCCACACTGGAACTTCATGACACGTAAACAACTTGCTCCTCTACCGCCTGTGCCTCAGGAATATGAAGAAGCTCCTTTCTGAACTATGTCTAACATTATGTACACCAGTCTTCGTGAGCTGATGAATGGGCAGTTCAAACCTGCACCATACAGACGGAAATCTCGTGGTAGAGTTAGGCGTAAAGAAAGATTAATGAGGGCATGGGTTTATGATGCAACTGAAATTAATAGGAATAATATGACTTCTGACGTTTTTATTGGTGCTTCAGACTTATACGATTACATTGCATGTAACATTCAGGCAGATCGTAATGAAGATAAGCAAGTAACAGATCACAATAAGATAACGGTGCTTGCCACGTCTAGTGACTGGCTTGCCTTTATGAAGAATTTTGCTCTCCGTGTGCATAAGTTCAATGAGCGTAGAGGATTCTTAATTGATGATAAGTGTAATTCATATTTGAGTTATGAGATTCATTCAACGACCATCGAATTCAATATGCATGGTGAGCCATGGTTTGTTGAGCAGTGGACTAAGGTCTTGCAAAACAGGTATGAGGTAGTCCATAACAGTATCGAATGGATTTACAACAGCGATGGAGCCTCTATTGAGGTTCCGCTACGAGGTGATCGTTTCCCATGCGAAGAGATGTATCCATGGCTCGGTGGTGAGTCTTTGACAGATTACTATGATCGATATGCGTCTAGTGATGCATCTATTCTTTTGTTGATTGGGCCTCCAGGAACAGGTAAAACAACGTTTATTCGTGGACTACTGCAGCATACGAAGCAGAGTGCAGTTGTGACATATGATCCAGGTATTCTCTCTAAGGACTTCGTATTTGCGCAATTTATTGAGGGTGAGGCTGGTGTATTTGTAATTGAAGATGCTGACACGTTCCTTGGTAGTCGTGATGATGGGAATGATGTCATGCATAAGTTCTTGAATGTTGGTGATGGTCTTGTCACTACGAAGAACAAGAAGATGATCTTCTCAACTAATCTACCGTCTATTCATGATATTGATCCCGCATTGCTTCGTCCTGGTCGTTGTTTTGATATTGTTAATTTCAATCTGTTAAATACAGAACAAGCTATCGCTCTTGCAAAGAGGTTGGATGTTGAGTTTGATCGTAATGACAGTGGACAGTATTCGATTGCAGAAGTGTTTAACAAGCAGTCTCAATCAATGAAGAAGCCTCGTAGAGGCGTAGGGTTTTACTGATGAAAAAGTGGACAGCATATGTTGAGCAGGATGGGGAGGACTTGGTTCTTCCTTTACCTGATGATATGTTAGAAGAGTTGGGTTGGAAGACCGGAGATACGTTAGTCTGGGATGTTAATGAAGAGACTGGTGCTATTACTCTGAGTAAAAAGCCAACGTGGTTACAACAAAAGTGGAGTTTAATTAAATCATGGATTTCTTGAAACGTAGATCATTTCTTAAAGGTTTTGGGTTGGGTGGAGTGATTGTTGGTAGTGCAGCAGGAGGGTTCACTGCAGCAAAAGCTATTAGCAATACAGTATCGCAACCTACACAACAGCCTGCTCCTGCAGTAGTATATCCTCAATTAGAGGACATTTCTCATCTTGCACCGCGAGATACTGGAATGGATCTAACTCTTGCACGTGATAATAGTGAACCTGAACCGCCTAAAGTAACTCCTGGATCGTTCTCGATTGTGCCTACTAACATGAAGGCCACGCATCAGGTTAGTATGAGTGTTGGTAAGGATAATAGGTTGTGGTTGAAGGTTGATGGGAAGTGGATGAGGGTAATGGTGCAGGAGGATCTCTTGTGACCAAGGCTATCAGGATAATTAAATGTTCTGACCTAATGATGTGGTATAGAGGTATGGTAGGAAGGACAGTTATTTTTCTTGGAGAAGACATTGACGCCAAAGGTCCAATTTATTGGAGTAGAGACAATGGAGGGTACAAGAACATTATTTTACAATGTGATGCAGAATTAATTGATATTGAAGAGCAATCATATACGAGGTTATTTGAACAAGCAAAATATCCATCTTAGGAGGAAAAATGAGTAATTTAACGTTTAACAAGGCAAATGCAATGTGGGTTGCAGTATTGTCGTCTATTTTAATTATGACGATGACTGTCGCTGATTTTGCTGCTGTCAAGTTTCTTGATTTTGGTTTTGTGGTAACGCCGGCTGGTGCATTATTGTTTGCTGTAGTATTTGTTGTGCGAGACATGTTGCACAAGATGGCTGGTAAAGAGTTTGTTACTAAGATTATTCTTTATGGAGTAGTAATTAATCTTGCTGTAGCAGCGTTCATGTATGCTATGACGTTCCTGCCATCTCCATCGTTCAGGCCTAGTGTTAATTTCGATGCAATGTTCAAGATGTCGTTGGGTATTGTTATTGGGTCTGAGATTGCAACGATGATTTCGCAGTATGTGAACACATGGATTTATCAATGGATGTGGGAAAGGGATCATGGTTCGTGGTTGAGGACGTTTGTTTCCAATCTATTGAGTCTGCCTGTGGATGCATTTTTCTTTGTAGTTATTGCATTTGTGTTGATGCCTCCGTTGCTTGGTGGTAATGCAATGGATTTTAATGCAGCAATTGCAAGGATTGTATCTGGTAGTACATTATTCAAGCTAGCAATTATTCTAGCGTTGACGCCTCTTGTATCGTTGGCGCCTACGAATGAGGATGCAAAGCACGGATAGAGTGTAGTGTGCAAGCCCTTAATTAATTGAGGGTTTGCCAATATATTCTAGGAGTTTATATGAGTCAGAGGCCATTAAAGTTTATTAGTAGAGAGAAAGAAGCTGAATTAATTAATAAACTATTGACAATTGTTGATAATAGAGATATTCATCCGCATCATACTGCATTAATTATGGCTTCGCCAGATTATTCTGCTACTGTGGCAATGCATTTATCGCATGCATGGTCTGTGAGGGGTGAAATAATTCCAATTATTCCTGTGGATGTAACATATCCTGATGAAGAGCCAGATTATTATAGGTTAAAGATGAGGGATCAATTAATGTGGCTAAGGGATAATACTGTAATGCCAAGGAATAT